CCCCTGTATGCTGCCGCCCGGAGACGGGAGCTAGGGTGCCATCGAAAGTCCACTTCGGAAGACACGGGGGCCTCGGTATACCTCGAGGAGGGGCGGCAGGATATCGAACCAAACGGGTGACATCGCTGCGCTTGCGGTGTGGCTACCGCCTTCGTGATCGAGAGCGTGTCATCGACCACGGGGGAAAAAGTTGCATCCAGGGAGTTTCAAACCGCTCCCCCATTCCAACTGGGCCAGGCACTTTTGTATTTCCTTTTTCCTTTGTTTTGGGTATAGGTGCCGGCATTGTACAGCCAATGGTAAAAGAAAGGCCCCACGATGAGCTATCATGGGATTGGGCGGGCTCTGCATCGCTGCGCCCCGCCACCTCGCGGTACGCGTTAACATGTATATGGATGCAAGAGGCTACGCCTCAAGCATAGCAAGCGCTGGCCGCGCGACGTTCATCAACCTGCCTGCGGATTGGATGCCCCTGTTGACCATGGATCCCATGTCGGCAATCTTGTCCGCGATGTCGATAACGCCGTGGCCCATCGAGACTGCGCGCGTGATCATGTCGCCCCAGTTCTTGTCTGTTGATATCGGGTGAAGACGATGCGCTCCAGCTGCTGGGTTCGTGAGGTCAAACCGCATCCGGTACTCGGTGGTGACCAAGTACTGCAACTCGATTGCATCGGGGTTATAGACAAGAATGGGAGCCCATCCGACGGCCTCCCCTTGCTGGGACGTCAGCGTGAAACCCGCGAAATCTGACACCGTGCTCAGGTTCGCAAATTCCGACACCTTCGACATGTTGAGCGGATAAGAGCTCACCTGCACACCCTTGATAGCGAGTTTGGCTGCTGCCATGACACGTGGCGCCTGGAATTCGACGAAACGCTGGAAGAAAGCGTCCCATGTCTCCGTGCGCCCGCTCACGCTGAATTGGGTGTTCATCACGCCCGCATAAACGATACCTGTCGTTGTCTGCAGCGCTTCAGGGTTCATGATCTGTACCGTGAATGCTGAAGGGACAAGGGTCGTTTGGTCCTCGGTGTACGCTGGTCCGGCCATTGGTGTAACGAACGAGTTCGTGTTGTTTGCAGCGTTGATGTTTAACGCTGAGTTCACACCGGAGAGCGCGCACCAGTTGTTCCACTTACCCATCTGCGTGCTAGTGCCAACGCCATCAGGTGGGATCATGAACGTGCCGAATCCGATGCACGTGTCATCCGTCCGTATGATGCGCGTAGCGCGAACGACCAGGTAAGGACCAACGGGTCGGGGTAATGACAAATGGTGAGGCAATTTTGCATCCCAACATGCGAGCGTTGTTCCGCCCATGACGCCGCCGAACGGCTTCCGGGGCAGAGTGCCAACTCCCTGCGCGATAATGCTCGTTGCCCGCGATCGCAAACCTCGGCGAGGAGCCGGGCGACGCGGTGGGGCCCGCCTGCGGCGGACGGCTTGCTGCTGCTTGCGGCGCGCCATGGTGAGTGTGTGTCGTGCAAACGGGGTCTCTTGCTAACCGACGGATTGACCAAAACGAGAACGGTATCGCGTCGGCTGTCGCCAGGGGCACCCACCCACCAAAATAATAAATACGCACCGGCCAGGGAAACAATAGCCGGGGTCGTCGCTGTTCCGCCTGGATGCAATCACAACGGATGTCTACCCACCCCACCGCAAGGGAGCGAGGTGTCGACTCTCGTCCTGCCCACGTCAACAGCATTACGCGGGATTTTGCAACTGCATCGCCGTACCATCCACTTACTGCCGCACCAACACGAAGGGTTTCCAGATTATGCCCCTCGCACTGGTTTTCCGAACACACAAAATAGCATGCCCGGCACCACCCCACTGGGCAGTTAAGTGACTCTACCACCTCGGCGGAGAAGTGGGTTCGAGCTGACCTTCACCTCAGGCGACTCGGCTGCCGCCACCAGGCTCTGGATCCAAACACTAAACGACCATGGGTCTGGACCACTGAAGAATAAGGCTGGGAACCGGGGGGCTCACGGCGCTGCGTACCCGCGACCACGATGCAAACACATCGCAGCGGTGGAGACCGAAAGACGAGAGCTTGAGAGACTACATCCACGGTACGCCCCATCTCCGGGCCAAACACGGCCCGCCCCTAATGCACATTAACCTGACTCCCCGACGGCGACAGTCGGCCTGAACACCACCCACCCGGACGGCAAAGGACCGCGGAGTCTCATCTGGTGGCTCGCGGAGGCTCAACCCTCGAACGCGAACTCACTCCGGAAGTCGTCCGAACTCGTGCCTGCGTGGATGCAAGAAAGCTTCCGCAACGAATCGAATGCGGTGTCCTCGCTGCTGGCCCAACCGTGCTCGTGCATGAGCTTGGCCTCCCACGCGTAGTCGACGAGATCGACTGCTTCCTGCTTGCGGACTTCGATGCCGAGCTTCTTCATGTACTGCTCCGTGCCCTCGAAAGCCCACACGTACCCGGAATCGAACAGTCCCGGGTCGCGCTTCATGAGGTCGTCGTGAGTGAACAGCGGCCCTCCCGCAGCCGCGACCGTGTACTCGTCTGCCATCGCTCTGAACCAACTGCCAACCGTTGGGAGCCTCTGAGAGTACGCATCGGCCGCCGCGATCAAGGTGCCTGCTGCTAGACGCTGCATCGTCTTCACGTCGCCTCCTTCTAGAGCCGCTCGCATGGCTGTGCTGGTTGAGACCACGCCCGACGTCATTGTTCGTGGTAAGTCGGGTACACTCGTGCGTGGACGTGGCCCCAACAAGTCCACCAACGTCTTCCAACCACAGAACGTTAGTGTCTTCTCCGGGCAGCACAGCAACAGCTTCATCCTGATGCCCATCGACTCCCACCGCTCCAAAATGACCTTTTCCTCATCGTCGGTCAAGGGCGGGCTGATTGTCGTGGCGCCATCATCTCCTTCGAATGCCGCGTGGATACGGCGCTTCTTTCCGAAAATGTCCTTCGCAACTCGCATCGTCTTGTTGACAAACCGCGGGGCGTTCTTGCCAAAATGGACGACGTGCGTGAGGCAGAAATTCTCAAGCCAGTTGAGCCCCGATGTGCCGCGATGACCAGAGCGACGCATCGCAGCGATGATGATCTTCGCTGCCTTGTGGGCTGCCTTCCATGGCTCATCCTTCACACTGACCCGCAGTTGAAGGCGCTTCTTCTTGCCTGCACTCAAGTGCTGCTTGGACCAGACGTCCTCCGCGATGAAGAACTCCGTGATGCACTCGGTGATGCGCTTGATGATCGTGTTCTCAACGAGGTCGCGCAACTCCACCGACATCGTGGTGTCCCAACTCGATCCGTCCTGCTCGCATGTCGAACACGGGACGGTCTGGCGGAGGTAATCAACCACTCTGTCCATCGCCTGCTGTTTGGGAAGCTCCTTGATACACCGCTCCTCGAAATGGTGGAACATGAGCTTCTCGAGTATCCAGATCGACAACAATGCCATGACCTGCCCTTCGTCACCGTCAGCTATCAACAAGCGCGGGGGCTTGTTTGGCTGCGATGGCTCCAATTTCACGGCTGCCTTGAACTGGTATTCCGGGCAAACCATGGTGTGGAGCTTCTCGAAGGCGGTGTTGAACCGATCGGGAGACCACTTGCTCGACTTGAGAGCAGCCAGGTCGAACACCTCTGACAACACACCCTTAATCCTGCTCTTCGTGAAGGGTGCATCGGGGCACAGGTAACCGTCCACCTTCTCGCCCAGCATCGCTTTCGCCATACCTTTCAACGACGCTTGATCCTCCGGCGTCGCGATGAATGGCAGGCGCTTCTTTGTGATACGCTCCTCAATCGCGCATACCACATTCGATGCTGTGGACGTGTACAAGACACTGTCCCGCCAAGTCGGTGTAAGTTGTACGCCAAGTATCGGAATGCTCGTCGTTGTAGG